TGCGTTCCGGTGTGTCCTGCAATCATAGGAGTGTACTGCAATGACAGACGAAACTAAGCAGATCGACGTGATCATGGGGCCGTATCGCGGCAATCTCCTCACGGTGAGCGCCGCCGATGCGGACGCTGCCGTGAACGCCCACTGGGCTCGCGATCCTCATTCGGGCGAGGAGTACGGCACCGGCCACGATCCGCTCAGCGATGAGGAGCGGGCGGCCGCGCTGGAGGCGGCCAACGTGTGGGCGCAGGCGCAGTGGGCGGCGGGAACGCAAGCACCACCAGACCCGCCGCCGGAAGGCGGGGAGACCCGCAACATGGAAGCGGGCAGCGGCGGCCGATACAGGACACGATCGCAAACGTAATGCCCGGCCTGATGCAATCCCTGGCGCGGCTGGTCATGCCGCGCCAGAAGGCTAACCCGGCGGGCGAGGGCAATTATCATCCTGGTCCGTACACGGTGAGCGGCGGCATCCTGCCGTCGTCGTGGGGGCAGAACTGGAATTTCTGGCAAATGGATCGGGATCCGCTTGCGGTCCCGAGCAACTCGATCGTCGAGGCCTGCATCTGGTGCTACATCCGGGCGATCGCGCAACTGCCAGGCTACCACCGCAAGCAGCTCGGCAACGGCGGCACCGAGGACATCAACACCTCGGCGCTGTCGCGGTTGCTGCGCTCGCCTAACCAGTACGAGACGCCATCCGACTTTTTGACGCACCTGATCCGGTCGCTGCTGCTCGCTGGCAACAGTTATTGGATCGCGCAGCGCAACGATCGCCAGGAAGTGACGGCGCTGCACTGGACCGATCCGCGCGCCTGCCGGGTGCGCGAGGTGCGCGTTCCGGGCCAGGTGTTCAGCGAGGTGTTTTACGAGATCGGCGACAATCCGCTGGTCGGGTTTGACAGCACCGGCCGCAACCTGATCGTACCGGCGCGCGACGTGCTGCACATCAAGCTGGCGACGCCACGGCATCCCTTGATCGGCGAGACCTGGCTGTCGGCGCTCGCCGGCCAGATCGCGCAGCAGGGCGCGATCGAGAATTCGCTGACATCGCAGATCGCCAACATGCGGCCGACCGGCGTGATCGAGGCGCCGCCGGAAATCTCGCTGACCAAGGCACAGATCGACGAGTTGCGGGCACTGTGGAACGTGCAGGCCGCGACCATCACCTCGGGCGGCGTGCCGATCCTGCAGAAGGGCCTCAAGTTCCACCCGATCAGCATGTCGGCCGAGGATCAGCAGATCATCGAGCAGCAGAAGCTGAACGACCGCGCCATCGCCGCGGTGTTCGGCGTGCCGGCGATCCTGCTCGGGATCTCGGACACCGGCACCCAGAAGAGCGCCGAAGCGCTGATGGCGGAATGGCTCGCGTCAGGACTCGGCTGGCTGATCAACCACATCGAGGTGTCGATCGACAAGTTCATCGGCCTCGACCAGGTGGCGGCCGGGCGCGAGTGGACCGAATTCGATACCCGCGCGCTGCTGCGCTCGGCGTTCAAGGATCGGATAGAAGGCCTCGTGCGCGGCGTGCAGGGCGCAATTTACTCGCCGAACGAGGCGCGCGCGCTCGAAGGCTACGGCTCGGTACCGGACGGTGACGAGCCTCGCGTCCAGCAACAGGTGGTGCCGCTCAGTTTCGCAACGGAACCGCCTGCTCCGCCACCGGCGCCGCAACCTCCGCCCCCCGCGGCGCCGGATGGCGGGGACGAGCCGCCCGAGCTCGACGACGACGAGCGCATGGCGCTGATGGTGTTTCATATGAAACGTGAGATCGCTCATGTCCGCGCAGCCTGATCGCGTGCTGATGCGTGCCGTCGCCGAGGTGTTTGTGGCCGAGGAGCGTGAGCGTGCCGCCGCCGATCGCGAGCTTGCCGCCGACCTGGCGCGGGCGCGCGAGCGGATCGACGAGTACGGCAACGTGATCGAGACACGATTTCAGGCGCTTGAGCACCGGGTGGACGATGTCGTGGCCTCTCGTGTCGCCTCGCTCGATCTCAAGGATGGCGCGGCTGGTCCTCCCGGCGCGCCGGGGCCAGCGGGCGAACCCGGTGAACCGGGGCCTGCTGGCCCGCCTGGTCCCGAGGGGCCGATCCCTCATGTCGGTGTGGCGCGCGGCCTGTGGAACGCCGAGGCGGTCTATCGGGCGCTCGATGTGGTCGCGCACAATGGCAACGAATGGCGCGCGCTGCGTGACGATCCGGGACCATTGCCGGGCGACGGCTGGATGCTCGGAGCTAAGGGCATGAAAGGCGAGCGTGGGGACCGCGGGCAACGCGGTGAACGCGGCGAGCCGGGCCAGCGCGGCCAGGACGGCGTTGGCATCAAGGACATCGTGAACGACGGCGGCGTGCTGGTGTTCGTACTCAGTGACGGGCAGCGCAAGGAATTCGTGGTCGAGGTCGCGGCATGAGCCTCGCGATCCAGACCGTCGACCGGAACGCGTTGCCGGACGCGCTGCTGTCCATGGCGAAAACGCATATGCGCGTCGATCATTCCGGTGACGACGACTACATCAAGGGCACGATCGCCCGCGCGATCGCCCGGTTCCAGTCCGTTAACGGCGTGACGCTCAATCCGACCACGGCGATCTGGACACCGGCTGCAACGGAATTCTCGACCGCAGGCTCCATGCCACCCATGCGACCGGTCAATGCGTTCGCCGCCACGGCAGGCGATCCGCCGGGGGATGTCACGGCCAGCTATTCGATCGTGCTCAAGTGGGATGATCCCTACGGTATACCAATCCAGATATTGCAAGGCGATGCCGCCGATGGATTGAGCCTCACCTTGGAGCTCGGTTTCACAGACGAAACGATCCCGATCGAAGTGCTCGACGTGGTGCTGCTTGAGGCCGCGCATCTCTACAATCATCGAGAGATCCTGATGCCCGACCAGCCGTATGCCGCGCCCAACAATGCGGCTTCGACGTGGTGGATGCCGAGAGTTTAGACCATGGCAACAATCATTCCGCTCGGGCCTGCGGTGGTCGACATCAAGGGTGTCCGCGCGGGTGACCGCAATGTGATCACCATCACAGTCACGTCTGACGGCACGCCCGTAAACCTGACGGGACTGACGCCAAGCGCTCAGGCGCGCAAGAAATCTACCGACGCAGATCCGGCGTTGACTGCCGTGGTGCTGGTCACAGACGCGCTGGCAGGCAAGATGGAATTGCGCTGGCCAGGGGATGCCGTGCTGGCGCTGCTTGGCACGGCCGCCACCTGGACCGGCGTCTGGGATTTGCAGATTGATGACGCCGCGCAAGACGCGCTGACGCTTGCGGCTGGTTCGTTTGAAGCCGTCATGGACGTGACCCGCCCATGAGCGCGCATCTGGACATCAATATCGCGACAGCCAGCGCTGCCGCGATTGTGGACATGCCGAGCGTGTCCATTGGGGTTCCAGGCGGTCCCACCGGCGGCACGGGTCCAGCAGGCCCAGCAGGTCCAGCAGGGCCAACGGGACCAGCAGGGCCAGCAGGTGCTGATGGCACTGACGGCGCTGACGGTGCGCCTGGACCAGCTGGCGCTGCAGGCGCTGCGGGTCCCGCTGGTGCGACGGGCGCGACTGGTGCTGCAGGCCCGCCCGGCGAGTGGGTGCAAGTCACGCAGGCCGAATACGACGCGCTGTCGCCGCCTGATCCGGCAACGCTCTATGTGGTGATCGGGTGACCCTGCTCAACGAGGCGGACGCGGTCTATCTCGGAGGATCGGCGGCGTCTGCGGCCTATGCTGGCGCGGTGAAGGTGTGGCCTACCGCGGTGGTGTTTGTCACTCGGTCTGCGGTCGTTGCCGGGCTTGACGTTGTGGGCGTCACCGTAGAATCCCCACGTCAATCCATGGTTTTCGGCGTCATGGTCAATTCCTGATGGCGGTCTATTACGTCTGGTCTGGCGCGACGGGGTCCGCCAACGGCTCAAGCTGGGCCAACGCCTTCACGACGCTGACAGCCGCATTTGCGACCGAGGTGGCTGGCGACACGCTCTATGTCGCGCACGATCACGCGGAGAGCACGGCGGCGGCTATCACGCTCACGTCGTCCGGCACTATTACTAATCCAACTAAGGTGGTTTGCGTCAATCGGGCGGGAACGGTGCCGCCCGTATCAGCCGACCGCCGCGCCACGGCACAGGTGGCGACGACGGGCGCGTCCAACATCACGTTCAACGGGTTCACGCATTACGACGGCGTCATCTTTATCGCTGGTAGCGCCGGACCGAATAACGCCAACATATTCACCCATGGTGGCAACGCATACTTGATGCGTTATGACAATTGTTCTTTGCGATTGGGAGGGACCGGTGTTGGACAGAGGATTTACTGCGGTAATGGGGTTCTAGGGCCTTCGGTTGAATTGAATAATACGACGGTTTCCTTTGGGAACGTCGGTCAATATATTGAAAATAGTGCCGTTATGAGATGGCGCAATACACCATTAGCGTTGTTGGGAACAATTCCTAACAATGTGTTCGTTCCAACTACGGTAGGGCGCGGTGGCAGTCTCGAATGTATTGGCGTCGATTTGAGTGCTGCCGGGTCTGGCACAACCATTGCCAACGCGAGTGGATCGTCTGTTGCCAATACGTTCAGGTTTATAGATTGCAAGCTCAATGCCTCCGTTACCAAATCGGCGGGGCCTGCAAACCACGGCTCGACCGAGATCGACTTTGTCCGCTCTGCCGCGACCGGGAATGTTGCGGTCTACCGTCACCGCGCATCTGGCCTGCTGACAGAAGAAACCACCATCGTCCGCACCGGCGGCGCGAACGACGGCACGACGGCGCTCGCCTGGAAGATCGTCACCACCGCGAACTGCAACTATTCGATGCCGTTCGAGTGTCCGCCCATCGCGATCTGGAATGATACCGTTGGCTCTGCGGTCACGGCAACGGTCGAGGGCATCTGGGGCAGTGGTTCCCTGCCGCACGACGACGATGTCTGGGTCGAGGTCGAGTACCTGGGCGACAGCGCGTCTCCGCAAGGATCGTTCGTCAACGACGGTAAGGC